TAAATTACCTCTCATAAATCCTCCTTCACTATAATCAGGAGCAAGTGAAGAAATGATGTAATTTAATTTTTGATACATAATAGATAACTCTTGGATAGATTGAGCCATTAAAGTAAATGCTATACTATTAGATCTGCTAAATCCTTTATAAGTATAAAAATCTTCGCCTCTACCTAAATATTTAAAAGAATCCCAAGTAGAGGACATATTATCATCAAATGAATTTATAAAGGATCTAAGATGAGTAAATGTTTTTAAATTAGGACTATCATTATCTATAACTGCTATTCTAAATTTACATAAATCATTAGTTCTTGGATCTGTATTATTTACGTTTTCTGATTTATATAAATAAAGAGCATTTAAAGAATCTAATCCTCTATAACTTTGTGGGACTCCATTTTGATAATTCCTTCTATTTACACCTCTAGCACCAGGATCTCCTAAATTTACTCGGGTTTCGATATTACGAGTTTTATAGTTGGGAGAAGTTGAAATGTAAGATTCAGTTCCGGGAACTATTAATTCTTTTCTAAAATCTTGAACAGTAGTAACTGTACCATTTCCCACAACAAAATAAGTATTGCTAGAATTGTAACTAAGAGCTTCTATATCTCCTTGACTAAAAGTTCTGTAACTTAAAGGGGTAAACCCTCCAATAGGAGATCTAAATAAAATAGTAGAATTTTCTCCTAAAAATGGAGTTCTATTAGAAGCAGTATTAATTATAGTGTTTAATTGTAATCCTTCTCCAGATTGAGGACCTCCTTTATATTTGTATAATTCTGTACTTTGCGAACCTTGATAATCTGCTATTTTAGTTCTATATAAGTTAACTAAGCGGTTATTAGCTATGCTAGTAATTCCTTCAAATGTACCAGTATTAGTAACACCTCCTCTAACAAGTTTAATATATTCTGGTCTACCAAAAGCAGTTAATCCTGTCGGGTCTATACCTTGTTTATTAGGGTGAGTACCAATGGCATTACCAGCAACCGCTGCTAATGTACTTATAGGGGTATAAACTCCGTCGTTTAATCTAGTACTATTAGCTGATCTAACCTGGATAGGGTAGCCACCATATATTCTAGCTCCTAATTGGGATAAAACATTTTGTTGACCAATCCAAACAAAACCTTCAGCGGATGCAAACCATTTGCCAATTCTTTCTAAATCGGCTGCTATTCGGCTGTTAGCATAACCAGGAACACCAAAAGTTAAGTAACCTCCTCTTAAGATAAGGTCACTACCACCGGTTTGGGCTAAACCTTCTGTACCTAGTTCAAATTTTTTTCTATAATCTACCTTATGATAAGGTTGATTACTTGAACCACCACCTGGTCTATCTTGCCCATACCTAAGTGATTTTAAATCAGTTTGGTATGTTTGGATTAAAGGCATTTATTATTGGGGGAGGTTGTTCAAATAATGCTTATTAGCGGGTACATTGCCATTATCTCTATCTAATACAGAAGGTTGTGGAATGTTATTAGGAACTCCATCCAAATAAGATTGGTATTGTGGGTTTACAGTACTTAAATTTGTCCCGTTTACTGAGTAAGAAGCTTGTGTGCCGTCAGCATGTAACTTAGATTGTTGAGTAGCTAATGGATTGGTGGGAGGAGTAGCACCATCATATGCTGATAAGCTAGAACCTCCTTGGTTTGTTAACATGTCTAATAGTCCCATAGTAATGTATTTTATTTATAAATATTAAGCGTTTGAAGAAACTGGAGAGGTTTCAAGAGCTTTAGCTAATACTCTACCATCCATTTGTAGAGTTGTAGATTTATTGACTACTTTTTTAAGTAATGATATCATTATATCCATTTTAGCATCACTCATTCCGCCTCCACCTCTATTTATATTAGGACCAACTACTATTCCATCACCTGGGGCTGTAATAGCGGTTGCTCCGTAGTCATCTGTAATTGTAAATGGACCCCCACTAGCAGGAGCTTCACCATCCATGACTTTTTGAGCACCTAATCCTAGTGCAGCCCCCCCTCCAACAAAAGCTGCTAAGCTAGCTCCTCCTGTAAACGGAGCTAAAGCAAAAGCAATTGCACCTAAAATACCCCCAACAATTATTCCAGTTATTTGAAGTATGCTATTTAGTTTTTCTACGGCTGATGTTAATCTTTCTTGAACACTAAGAGCCGAAGCATTTTCAGTTTGAGCTTCAGCATCAATATTTAACCCATCTTGTTTTTGGGAATTAATAGCCGCTTGTTTAGTAACTTGGTCTGCTAATTGATCTACTGTTAAACCTGTAGCATCTGCTAAAGCTTGCTGTTGTATAACATTCATTTGCTGGAATTCGGCTAATGAACCTACTTGTTTAAGTACTTCAGCAGCAGCTTCATCTGTTTTACCCTGTAAAGCTAAAAATCTAGCTTGTTCTAAGTTAAGTTGCTTTCCAGTTAATACCTCGGCTTCTAATTCGGCTTCAATTGAAGACTGGAAGTCTAATAATTTACCACTAATTTGGGCTGCTTCATTTAAAGTAATACCTAAAGTTTTAGCTTGAGCAACTGCCTTTGCTATGCCTTCAGGAGTTCTACCTAAATTTACGCGTAATAAACCTGTAGTTTTATTAGCTTCTTCTAATACTTGGTTAAAGTTAAGGGCAACTTTACTTGAATTTTGAACAGCTGCTGTAACTTGAGATTGTCTTTTAACTAATTCTTTAGCACCAACACCTGATGCTAATGTTAATTCACTAAATCCAGCAGCAGCTTCAGCAGAAAGATTATTACGTTTGACTAATGCATTAGCTTGAACTAATAAATCATCATTATATCTTACTTGAATTCCAAGCTGGTTGTTAATATTTTGATTAGCTTCTCCTAAACTTTCAACATTAGCTGTTACATCTCCTGTTTTAAGAGCAGTAAAGGCAAAACCATCGTTTAATTTTCTAGCTTCATCAAAACTAGCACCAAAATTTCTACGTAAATTAGCTATATTTTTATCAGCTTGACCTGCTCTTTCTACTAATTTAGTTATTACAGCAGTAAACATATCTCCTTTAGTGATATTTTTAGATAAATTATCACCTATATTTGTAAAAGCTTTTCCAGCATTAAAAGTAGCTTTTCCAGTAGCTTTATCAAATTCAGTAGCACCATCTACAGCTCCTTGAATGTTAAGTTTTTTAGAAAAATCACCTAATCCTAACTTTTTTAAAACTCCATCCAAACCTTTTACTAAACTGCCCGTTAATCCTTGAGCACTTTTTATTTGTTCATTTCGTTCAGCTAAAGCTTTATTTTGCTCTTCTAGATTATTTAGAATATCATTTTCTAAATTGTACTGTTCGTTTAATTTACTTATTAATTCTTCTTTTTCTCCAGTAGTAAGAGCTTCGGTACGGAAAATTTTATTAAGAGTAATTTGCCTTCTAGCCTCTATTTTTGACTTTTCACTAGATAAATTTTTAGAAATATCTTCTCCTTTAAGTAATTTTTCTTGTAAACCAACTTGTCTATCTAAACCTTTAGACATTTGGTTAATAGAATTAACTATGTCTCTTTTATAGGTTTTATTAACTTTTTCTGTAAGTTTATCGGCCCCATCATTAGCCTTATCAAATAAATCTTCAATTGTAGCCGCTATCGAAACAAACGCATCCGAAATAAAAGATAATTCTTCAGCTGTTCGTTTAAGAGCATCATTGGTTTTTTTAATTTCGTCTTCAGCGGCCATATTAAATAATATATGTTATAAATATTAAAATTTATAACTTTATTTATAAGTAGGTGTTTTTGAAGGAGTAGCTTGTTTAAAAGCTTCCTTATTAATATTACCTGAAGGATCTACCAATGTAGTTTTATTAGAAGATTTATTTTGAGATTGTTGTTTATTTTTATCTTCGTAATGTTTACGAATTTGATTAAAAGTAAATAATCTTAACCATATGGGCATGTTATAAACTTCAGCCCAAGAATAACCTCCATTGCCCCAAAAAACAATTTCGTGAATTTGAGTGAAAATGTTAAGGCGGGATTGATTAGCCTTTTCAGGCGTCAGGCCAAAAAAAGCTAAGCCCGATTGGAATATCGATTCTGGATTCACTACGTTCGTGAAAAAAAGTTAAATCAACATCGGGTTGAATCTCTTTAACATACTCTCTAAAAGCTCGAGCATCCCTTGCTAGTAAATAATTATCGACAAAATTTCGAATATCTTTTTGTTCTTCACTACCATCTACTGAAAGAATCATATGTTTTAATCTAGTAGATGAATCTGTTGAATTTTCAGGGTTAATCTTTTTAAGATTTTGAATTTCAGTAGAAATCTTTTTTTCATCAACATGAGTTAAAATTTTAAACTCAATTATAGTACCCGTTGAAGGCATAGTAAAAGAAAAACGATTTATACCTTTGTTAAAAAGATTTTCATCGATTGGTTTAGGATTTAATTCTGAAAGATCTACTATGTGTTCTTTATTTTGGTAGATAAATTTATAATCTTTGCCATAACCTAAAATACGAGCAGCAATCATAATAGCATTTTTATCACCAATGATTAAATCATCAAAATTAATAGGTGATACTACTAGTGATTTTAACAAACGATCAATTACAGTACCGTTTTGGATGTATGCTTGGTTAGTTAAAATATCTTCTTCTTTTGCGGTCATGTACTTCATTTCGATAGTGCCGCTTGATAAAGGGTTTCCTTCGGGATAAATTAAACCTTTTGAAGGTAATTCGATTGTTTCTGTTGGTAACTTAAATTCCATATACTTGTTTAATAAAACTATTCTGTTTATACATATTAAGATAAAAAAAGAGCTTGACAGAATCAAGCTCAATTTTAAAAAATTTGTAAACTTTTATTAGAAGTTTAAAATACAGTAATCAACTGCCATTTCTATTGTGATTTCAACAGCAGCATCTGTTGTATCCCAGCTATAAGCACCCCAGTTTACGTTAGAGGGAAATGCTCCTTTAAGAATCCATTCTGACACTACATCACCTACAGGACCTAATACGTTGATAGTAATATCTTTCTTGTAGAAGTCTGAGTAACCATCTCTACCAGTTACAGATTCGTGTGAAAGACGAATCCATTCAATAGTAGCTTGAGCACCTGAAGGAGTGATTGGATCAAATAACGTCATTGTGATGTTGTTCCAAACTGATTTACCTTTAACTTTACGTTGTACGTTAATGTGGTTTAGTTCAACAACGCCTTGTGTTAAAGACACTTCACTAATACCTTTAATCATGAATGATGGGATACCATCAACGTACATGATAAATCTATTAGGTTGTTTAGGTTCAAACGCTGTAAAAAATATTTCGTTTGGTGATAATACTGCCATTTTCTTCTTTATTTATTTTATTATAAATATCTACTCCTTAAATTTTTATCCTGGGAATGTAGCACCTGTTGGTAACACATTGAAGTCTAGGATAATAAATTCAGCTGTTTTAGTAGGTTGTAAATAAATAGCACCTACCATCTGATTTCTATCGATTACATCAGGTGTGTTGTTTGAATCATCCATTACAACTCTATAGGCATATAAACCTTGACGTTGTTGTACTGTCTCTAAGTATGGATTAACTTGACTTAAGAATGCGTTTCTAGTAGCAGCAGTATTTTGTTCAAATACTAGGTTTTGAGCTACTTGACCAATGTAAGACTTAAGAGCAATTAACAATCTTCTAACATTTACTCTATCAAGAGCAGATGCTTGTTTTTGTAGTGTTTTTTGTCCGTATACTACAACACCTTGACCGGGGAATGTAGCAATTGGGTTTACATTACCTTGATATAGTGTGTCTCTGTTACCTTGCGATAATTTTCTTTCTGCGGTAATTACGGTGCTTAATCCACCTCTATTAATACCTGCCGGAGCGAACCATGGCTCAGAGGAAGCGTCAGTAAACGCGTAAACCCCGCCAATCATTGTAGAAGCTGGTACCCACACGAAATTACCTGAGTCTGGGTCAATTGTTCTTAACCAGGGCCAGTATATAGCAGCGTATGAAGTGTCTCGAGCTGAAGCTTGAGTTACAGCAGCATTAATTGAAGCTCCATAAGCTACAGGATCATATACATAGATACTATCACCTCTGTTTTGAGTGTTATTTACTGCAGTTGTGATTTGTGAAGTTTGTAAAGTATCAATCAAACCAGGAGTCAATAATACATTAAATCTGTAATCATCTTGGTTAGCAAGAAGATCTAACATATTATTATAATCACTTCCTTTTAAACCTTGTGTATTACCACCGGATGTAGCATCTGTACCTGAGATAGTTTCGTAGTACTTAGCAGGACCATAGTTAGCAGTAGCAGGAATAATTGAACCTAAACCTCCACTAAATGTACCAGCAGTTGGGTAAGCTGCAGAACCACTACCTACTGCAGGAATAGCTCCTGTGTATTGAGTTTTGGCTACACCAGCATTATCAAAATAAAATGGAGTGTTATTTACATAAGAAACTCTTACATAACGAGAAGCGTTAGGATATGAACCCGAAATTTCAATGTAATTTTCGGTTGAGTTGTAGTTAAGAGTTTGATCACCAATTACTCTAGCAATGTAGTTAGGTTGGGTTGGGTCAAGAGATAAGTTGTTCCAAGTTTCAAGTACAATTTTATTATTGTTATTGTCGTCACCTCTTCTAATTAATAGAGAGAAGGTACCCGAAGATGAGCTTGCTGTAGCAACTTCCCATCTAATATTATCTATAGATCCTGAAACAAGAGAACCTGAACCTCCTGTGATTTGAGGTACTGACGCTGAATTGTTAAAAATAATACCTTTATCAAGAGTTTCTAAAGTAAAAGAAGCAGTAAATGCTGCTGATGCGCTTTGTGCTACAGATATAGAAGCAGAGGCATAATCCCAAGAAGTGGAACCTGATACTACTCTTGCTACTAATAAAGATTCACCGCCATTTTGGAAGTAATTGTAAGCAGCAACTGAAGTTAAAAATGTGTAAATTTGTTCACCGCTTGCACTGCTGCCACTCATAAAAGTAGTACCAAAACGGTTTTGATAATCACTATAAGAAGTAACTACAGTAGGAATTTCTATAGGACCCTTTACTGTGGGGCCTACAATAGCTGCACCAACTGTTACTGGCTGCTGGGTGATGAATGACTGGTCGTTTTCTCTTGTTAAAACACCAGGTGATACTAAAGTTTCTGCCATTACTAATAGGTTGTTATTTTATAATAAATATCAAAAAGGAATTCAAAAATCAACTAGATTTTATAAATTCCCATGTTTCGGGATTAATAGATCCCTCTCCATATTTTTGTTGTAACCTAGAAGCTAATTGATTTCTTTTAATTTTAAACGCAGCAATTTGTTTTTTTACTTCTACTTTTTGTTCTTCTAATTCTTGGAGTTGATATTCTATTTCTCCTAATTGAATTATAAACTTATTTTCTAAAGCTCCTAAATCAGTTAATTCTTTTTTTTCTTCTTCTGTTATGTAAATCTTTTCCATATGTTATAAATATTATGTATTAAACTGAACGTATAATGTCTGTGTAGGGGGGATAATAATTAGTTAAATCTGTTTTAATATTATTATAAAAAAACCAAACATTTTTTAAATTATTTATGTTTAAATCTAACTGAATTATAGGGTTTTCTTGGGTAATTGTAAAATCATAATATAATCCGTTAATAGCAAATGTTACTAAAATATCTCCTATAGGTAAATCATAAAACGCAAATTTATATTGGGAATTATCTAAGGCTAATTTAAATGGATAATTTTTATCTAATGTATTAAAACTTAAAGTATTATGTTCGTATATTAAATCAGTAGTATCATAATTGGATATCTCACCTTCAATTTTATCGCATATATTTTCTACATAATATTCTGCTATTTGACGCTTACAGGTTTCAATATAATTTTGTTTATCTAATAAAGGATGAATTTTATTAATATTTTCTTTATTAAATGAAGCAAATATTCCTCCTACTTTAGAACTTTTAGCTTTTGGGCTTTTAAAGAATAACTTATTATGGGGATTTAATAAAGTTGATTCAACTACCGAATCAATATTTAAATCATAAAGAAACCAAAAATAATAATCATAATCTAAAGTAGACCCATATTCCATCATTTTTTTATATTGGTATATAGAAGCCCACCCATAATCTGGGGTGATTAATTGGATTTTAAATTTTGGGTGGTTACTCCAGTGTATCATACCCCTTTCGGGCCAATTAATAACGGGGTTTTCTTTAGTTAAAATAACATAATCTAATTGATCTGTTATTTCACGAGGAAGAGGAACGGGACTATAAACCAATGAATCAACTTCTAATTCTTTAAGTTTTTTTACATTTTGGAGTAAAATAGTAAGCTTTTCCCAAGTGTCACAATAGCTATTAATTAAAGCTAACTTTTTCATTTTTTAAGAAATCTTTTAATAGCACTAAATACTATTTGAGGTGTAATTGATTTTTGACAAATATGTTGTTTATCTGTTCCTTTCCAAATAGGACACCAATCCCAATCACCAGCATCAAACGTAAAATTAGGATTAGTCCAACATGGAAAACATTTATCGGTCATTATACGTGTAACACGAGAAGTAAATTCATGATTTTTTTCGCTAAAACCATTAATCATTACTGTGTGTTTTCCTAATGCCCAATTCAACCAAGATAAACCTGAACCTAAGCCTATAAATAAATCAGCATGATGTAAAATATTAACTACCACATCCATAGAATGTCCGTAATGATTTATGACTCCGGGGATTGTGAATTCATTTTGGGTTAAGCTAATTACAATATAACCTTGTTGGTTAAGTAATTTAGATAAAGTTACCCAATAGTCGTATTTCCATTCTTTACAACCCGCTGTAGCATTAGGCCCTATTACAATATACTTTTGTTGGTATGGTTTTTCTTTTTTAAGGAAATTTAAACCATAATTTAATTCTTTATATTCTAATCCTAAAATATCTGTAGCAGTTGCCTGCATCGGAATAGTATTACATTGACGTGGGTGTCTGTCAAAATTTTTCCATCCACCTTTATCGTCTCTAAACCAACCAATTTTATAATGTGCTACACATGCTGTTACTTCACCTGGTTCAATAAATTCAATATCTTTATATGCATCAATTCCTTTAAACCAGCTGTTATTGAATGTAGATAAAATAACTTTACAATTATGTTTTTTAGCAAATTCTACAGCATAAGGAGTCCAACCTATTGTATCTCCAATAGAATTAGATTCAATAGAAATTAATACTCTTTGATCTGTTAAATCTAAACGAGCGTGTTCTTTACCATTTATTTTAATAAGCCAAGGTACATAATATTCTTTACTACATTGGGTCCACATATTATTGGATATAGTATTAGAATATATAACTTTATTAGTTTCAGCATTTATAAATTCAATTTCATAAGATTTAGATACGTCGCCTAAAATTTCTACTTTAGGTTGACCTATAAAATTAATATTAATAGTATTTGTATCTTCTGGTTCTTGGTAATTATCTATAAACTCCTGGAGTGTTTTAGTTCCAATTTCACCAATTTTTTCCCAATTAAAGTCACGATGAATGATTTCTGCTTCTTCTACAGCACGTTTTTTATGTTTATTATAATTAACGTAAGCATCTCGCATTACACGTGCTAAATCTTCAAAATCTGGTTCGTAGTAATTACCTACAACTGTATTAAAGTGGTTATAATTAGCATCTA